AATAGTGAGGATTATTAGTGCCCGCAAATTGGGTCCCGCCTACAATAACGAAACACTCTGCCACCGCCTATAGGCAAGTGGCGTTTCTATTGTAGGAACCCCCCATTTCGCTCGGTCGAGCTCACACCCATGGTGCTCAGATTTCAAAAAATATGCTTCGCATTTTTTTTGGCTATAGTAATTGAATCTGGATTATTCTAATCCCATATAAGCTAATTGACTTTTTGTAAAATATGAATATAAGGGGGTAGTATTATAACTTTTACTTTTTTTATTATTATAAGCAAGGTTTCTTTGTAGTTCCCAAGCCAAAACCTTATGTCTTTTAGATTTTGATTCATGCCAAAATGGTTTATGAATTTTAAAACTCATATAAAGTATAAAGTATTTAAAATATTGTTTTTCATATTATTTTTGAAATTGTTTTCGAAATTGTTTTCGAAATTGTTTTTGAAATTGTTTTTGAGATTTTTGCCTAATTTTTTTTTGTATTATAAATTGATATAAACTACTTAAAGTTAAACATCAATGTAGGTGATTTTGAAGATTTAAAAGCCATTTATATATTGTATTTAAACTACTTAAAGATAAGTAGGAAACAATAAGGATTGTCTAAGTTGTAGCGTCCAACTATTTGGACATTTAATCTATTTAAAAATAAATAAATATATATTAGATATTTAAAATGTCTGGCCGATTATATGTGTGGGATCTAACTTTAAAGTGGAAACAAGAATTAACACCTAAACATGTTATAGATAGTCTTAAATCTATAGCAAAAAAATGGGGGTTTCAACAAGAAATTGGTGAAACTGGATATAGACATTATCAAATTAGATTAAGTTTGATAAAAAAATCAACAGAAAGTAAATTAATTACTTTATTAAAGGATACTAATTTAGCTGGTGCTCATATTAGCCCTACTAATAATGAGACCAGTGGTGATATATATTATTATGTAAATAAACTTGATACTAGATTAACTGGAACAGAACCTTATACTGATAAGGACCCAGAACCTCCACCAATGACTTGGCAATTGGATGAATTTTTAAAAAAGGGTCCGCACCCTTGGATGATTGATGTATTTAATATTTGTAATACTCAAAGAAATATGAGAGAAATAAATGTTATATGGGACTATAAGGGTGGCATAGGTAAATCACAATTTACAGAATGGCTAGAATATCTAGGTGCTGCTGAACAAATACCATTCCATAATTCTTATGAAGACATAAGTGCGTGGGTGTGCTCAAGAAGGGAACAAGGAAATAAGGCACAAAATTATATTATTGATATTCCAAGGGGGCTAAAAAAAGATAAACTAAATGAGTTTTACTCTGGAATAGAAAGTCTAAAAGATGGTGTAGTTTTTGATAAACGACATAGAGCTAGAAAAATTAGATTTGATAGACCTAATATTTTCATTTTCACCAATACTAAACCTCAAGATGAAACTTTGGATATGATTAGTATTGATAGATGGCGGATATATATTGTTAATGCTACTAGCAAACAACTAGATAATATTACACCACAGGTGCTACAAGGTAGGGGTTCAAATTTTAATATAGAATCTAATATTGATAGTCCTAATAACGATATAGAAATTCTTTCTACTTCGTCAGACTAGATCTAGTCCGCTTCTTTTAACTGAACTTTTTTTTTATCCAGTTAAATCTACTGCTCATGGTTTAATAAACAATCGCAGGGAGAACGAATACTAGGCGATAAGTAGCTGCGCTATTATCTGTAACACTAAAAAATCAAGATTTTTTTTTAGTATTCGTTCTCTCTTATATTATTATTTTTAAGAAAACTGGACCGTTGGACCATCTTAACCATGTTATTAATAAATAGTCATTTTTTTCTTAAAAAATGAGCGTCCAGCTGTCTGGACCGAGCTGGCCCATTTTGATGATTCTTGGACCGTTTGACACTTTTGTCATTTTTGAAATTGTTTTCGAAATTGTTTTCGAAATTGTTTTTGAGGTTGTTTTTAAGTAGTTTTCAAATTTATATATACTATATAACATACTTAAAATTAAATTAATATATATATAATTACTTAAAAATAATATTTCTTATATAATATAATGGGTGTTTTTCAATTTGTCATAAATGTCAATGATGATAAAATGATTTCATATTACGCTAAATGTAAAAATATAAATAAATATATTAGTGTCGCAAAATGTCAAAGTAAGAGACGCAATACTGAGGATCTAGATATATATAATATTATAGGTGGTAAATTTGGTGAGTATCAAATGAATGAAATTATTAATAAAAAATTAGATGATAAAACATTATGTAATCAATTAATTAATAATGATGTAAATTGTATAAATAAATATAAATTGAATTTTGATAAAAATAAATATGATAAAGTGTATCAGAAAAATTACAAAAGAAAAAAATATGTTTTTGAAACTACTGAAGGTAAAAAATTTAAAACCTTTAAGGATTTAGAAAAACATTATCACGAAATGCTGATTAGTATTGATAAAAATAAATCAGAAGATCTAAATTTATGGAAAGTAAATAAAGATGATTGTGAATTATCTAGTGAAGACTGGGACAGTGATTTTTCATGTAGCGATGAATCTTCTAATAGTGAGGATTATTAGTGCCCGCAAATTGGGTCCCGCCTACAATAACGAAACACTCTGCCACCGCCTATAGGCAAGTGGCGTTTCTATTGTAGGAACCCCCCATTTCGCTCGGTCGAGCTC